GTGTAGTACTAGACGAGTACGCAGACATGAAGCCCTCTATATGGGGTGCAGTTTTAAGGCCATTGTTGTCTGACCGTAAAGGTTGGGCTGTGTTTATTGGTACACCTAAAGGCCATAACCAATTCTGGGAAGTCTATAACAACGCTACTAAAGACCCTGACTGGTACTGTAAGACATTAAGGGCTAGTCAAACTAAATTAATCCCCGAAGAAGAATTAGCTGATGCTGCCAAGATAATGACGCAAGACCAATACCTTGCTGAGTGGGAGTGCGATTTTGAGTCTGCAATTATGGGCGCTTATTACGGCAAAGAAATGCGTCAACTTACTGACCAAGGCAGAATTACTGATATTGAGTACGACCCTATGTTTCCTGTGCATACAGCATGGGACTTGGGCTACTCAGATGACACAGCAATATGGTGGTTTCAAGTAGTGCATGGCGAGATTCGTATGCTTGACTACCATTCTTCTAATGGTCAGCCAGTAGCGTTTTATTCTGGGATTATTCAGTCAAGAGAGAAAGAAAGAGGCTACATTTATGGCACACATTATTTACCTCACGATGCTAAGGCAAAGACACTTGCGTCAAATAGAAGCATAATTGAGCAACTTTCAGACAAAATTGCGTTAAAATCAATGAAAATTGTGCCAAGTTTGTCACTTCAAGATGGAATACAAGCAACACGACTAGCATTAACTAGAGCTTGGTTTGACCATAGATGTGAAGACGGCATTGAATGTTTAAGGCAATACCAGCGTGAGTACGATGAAGACAAGAAAGTGTTTAGGGATAAACCTAGGCACGATTGGACTTCTCATGGTGCAGACGCATTTAGGATGTTAAGTATTGCCTGGAAAGAAGAAGCTAAGTTGCCCCATAAAGATGACGCTATTAGAGGTGTGTTTGTAGGCAAAACAGATGTAACTTTGAAAGAATTATGGTCACAGCAGCAAACTGTTACCAATAGGAGAATTTAATGGCAAACGATAAAGCTACAGTCAATCATACCTATGAGGACTGGTATAAAGTCATTATGGGCTATGAGCGCAGCTATAAACGATGGGAGGCTAGAGTTGACCGCATTGTTAAAAAATACAAAGATGACTCAAGATACGACAGAAACCCAAACGCAAGATTTAATATTCTTTGGTCAAATGTCCAAACAATTCAGCCAGCTATCTTTGCTAGACTTCCAAGACCTGATGTTAGTAGGCGCTTTAGAGACAATGACCCTATCGGCAGAGTAGCTTCAATGATGCTTGAAAGAGCATTAGAGTTTGAGATTGAGCACTATGGTGACTACAAGTCTGCAATGAATAATGCAGTACTAGACCGCTTATTAGGTGGTCGTGGTGTAGCTTGGGTGCGTTATGAGCCACATATTGTTGGCGAAGAAACTGGTGAGCCTGATGACGGACTTAGCGTTACTGAAGATAGTGACGAAGCTGAAACACCACAAGCTATGGAGATGGAAGACCCTGAGCGCATTGAGTATGAGTGCTGTCCTGTCGATTATGTCCATTGGCGTGACTTTGGACACACGATTGCCCGTACATGGGAAGAAGTGACAGCAGTCTGGCGCAGAGTGTATATGTCTCGCCCTGCATTAGTTGAGCGTTTTGGCGAAGAAATGGGCTATAAAATCCCATTAGACACAAAGCCTGACGATTTAAAACAGTCTTATAAGTCTGATGATGGCGTATATGAAGCTGTTATTTATGAGATTTGGGATAAAGAAACAGGAAAAGTACTGTGGATTAGTAAGTCATTAGGCAAGATTGTTGATGAGCGAGATGACCCATTAGGTTTAGAAAACTTCTGGCCTTGCCCTAAACCACTATATGCCACCCTTACAACTGACAGCCTTGAGCCTATTCCTGACTTTACTATTTACCAAGACCAGGCTAGAGAATTAGATGTCCTTTGTGACCGCATAGATGGCTTAATTAACGCATTGAAAGTGCGTGGTGTATATGACGCTTCAGCAAGTGAGCTACAACGCTTATTCTCTGAAGGCGAAAACAACACAATGATTCCAGTAAACAACTGGATGGCATTTGCTGAAAAGCAAGGCATGAAAGGTGCTATTGATTTAGTAGATTTAACACCTTTTGCAAGTGCATTAATGTCCTGTTACCAGGCAATGGAGCAAGTTAAGGGTCAAATATACGAATTAATGGGTATTGCTGACATTCAAAGAGGTCAAACTGACCCTAGCGAAACCCTTGGCGCACAGATTATTAAGTCAAACAACGCTGCTGGTCGCTTAAAAACTCAGCAACACGCAGTCGTAGACTTTGCTACTAGCTTACTGTCTATTAAAGCGCAGATTATTTGCAATCATTTTACTGATGACACGCTAGTTAAGATTTCTGGTGCAATGCAACTGTCTGACACAGACAAACAGCTTATTCCGCAAGCTATTGAGTTGCTAAGAAACGAAGCAAGCAAGAATTTCCGCATAGAAGTCACTTCTGACTCAATGATTTACCAAGATGAGCAACAAGAAAAGCAAGATAGGATGCAATTCTTGGCAGCAGTCGGTGGATTCTTCCAACAAGCAGTACCTTTAGTGCAATCTCAGCCTGAATTAGCACCTATGGCTATTGAAATGCTGAAGTTTGGTGTAACAGCCTTTAAAGCAGGTAAGCAATTAGAAGGAATTATTGACGAAACTGCTGATAAATTGCGCCAACAAGCAAAACAAGCAGAAGGTCAACCTAAACCACCTTCACCTGAACAGCAAAAAATGCAGATGACTATGCAAATTGAGCAAGCTAAGATGCAAGCTGACCAACAGAAAATGCAAGCCCAAGCACAACTTGAGCAAGCTAAGTTACAAGGTCAAATGCAGCTTGAAAAGGCTAAACAAGAATACCAGGCACAAGAAAACCAACTTAAATTCCAACTTGAAGAGCAACGCAATCAGATGGACAGAGAGATGGAGATGAAAGTAGCCCAAATGAAAATGATGACTGAGCGAAACACTCAAGTATTGTTAGCTCATATTAACAATGGTGCAAAAATTGAAGTAGCTCGCATTGGCTCAGATGAGTCTGATGGTGCAATGGCCTACATGACAGAGCAAGACATGGCTAAGTCTATGGAGTCCCCAATGCAACCTATTGCTGACGCTATTGGTAGCGGAAATATGCAAATGGCACAAGCTATTAGTGCTTTAGTAGATACAATTAATGCCCAACATAACCGCCCTAAAACTGTGGTTAGAGGTCAAGACGGTAAGATAATCGGAGTCCAATAACATGGCTATTGTCGTAACGCATACTAAGGTTTCAACAATACCTGATGGGGATGACACATCCCTAATTCGCCCAAGTGATTGGAATAATACCCATACATTAGTGGGATTAGGTACTGCTGCTGAATTAAACGCTGGTGTAGCTAATGGTGTAGCAACGCTAGATGGCACAGGAAAAGTGCCTGTAAGCGAATTACCTGCCGCAGTATTAGGAGCACTTAGCTACCAAGGAACATGGAATGCCACTACAAATACCCCTACTCTTACTTCGTCTGTTGGCACTAAGGGTTACTACTATGTTGTGTCTGTTGCTGGTAGCACTAATCTTAACGGGATTACAGATTGGCAAGTGGGTGACTGGGCTGTTTACAACGGTAGTGTCTGGCAAAAAATAGACAATACTGATGCCGTAACTAGCGTAAACGGACAAACAGGCACAGTAGTTTTAACTACTACTGATGTAGCTGAAGGTACAAACCTTTACTATACGGATGCTAGAGCTAGGGCTTCTAATAGTGCTGGTACTGGCATTAGTTATGACAATTCCACAGGCGTTATAACCAACTCTGCGCCTGACCAAACAGTTAGTATTGCTAGTGGTACAGGCATTTCTGCTACTGGCACTTATCCAGCATTTACAGTAACCAATACTGCGCCTGACCAAACCGTAGCGATTGCTAGTGGCACGGGAATAAGCGTTACAGGCACTTACCCTAACTTTACCGTTGCTAATACTGCCCCGTCTTTAGGTGGTGATGTAGTTGGCCCAGCTTCCGCTACTGACAATGCTATTGCTAGGTTTGACACAACCACAGGCAAATTAATACAAAACAGCGTAGTAACAGTAAGCGATACAGGTGCAATTACAGGAGTTATTCAAGAAAACTTTACGCCAGTTACAGCACCTACTTATTTAGAAGGCAAAGTTTTTTACGACACAGATGCTAAAACACTAGCTTATTACAACGATAACAATCAAATGACTGTAAATATCGGTCAAGAAAGCATTGTCAGAGTACGCAATCAAACTGGTTCAACTATTGCTGATGGCACAGTAGTTTATGTAAATGGAGCAACAGGCAATACTCCTACGATTGCTAAAGCAATAGCAACTAGCTTTGCTACTTCTGACATTATTGGTGTTACTACTACAAGTATTGCAAACAATGGCTTTGGTTATGTAACCATTAATGGATTGGTTAATGGGCTAGACACATCGGCTTTTAATGAAGGTGATGCTGTATTTTTATCGGCTACAACCGCTGGAACATATACAGTTACAGAGCCTACAAGACCTAATTATTCAATTCAAGTAGGCGTAATTCTCAGGGCAAACTCTAGTGTTGGCACATTGTTAGTTTCAGTCCAAATTGTTTCTACTGAAACTCAACATATTATCGGCACATTAGCAGTAGACCAAGGTGGTACAAGTCAAACTAGCTATACCAACGGTCAGTTATTAATTGGCAACACTACAGGCAATACGCTTACAAAATCCACTTTAACTGCTGGTACTGGAGTATCTATAACCAATGGTTCAGGTTCTATTACTATTACCAATACTTTGCCATCATTAGGTGGTACGGTAACTAGCGTAAGCGGTACAGGAACAGTCTCAGGAATTAGCCTTAGCGGAACAGTCACTTCTAGCGGTAGTTTGACACTAGGGGGTTCATTAGACTTATCTAGTCCTCCTGCTATTGGTGGTACAACGCCTAATTTAATTACTGGTACAACCATTACAGCTACTACTTATGTAGGGGTGTCTGGCGGTACATTCTAATGTTTCAAACTGCTTTTCAAGTCAATGCGTTTCAAAATAACGCATTTCAAATTGTCATTATTCCTGTTACACCTACAAAAACTGGTGGGGATGACGCACCTTACACAAGAGAAGAATTAAAGCGTCTTAAGGGTATTCAGAAGAAACTGCGCCAGGCAGAAGAAAAGCGTATTGCAGCACTTAAAGCTGACCAAGAATTACGCAAGCAAACCATTGCAGATTTAGTTGACCCTAAACCTGTTGCAAATAAGAAACAAAACAAAGTACAATCCAATCAAGAAGTTAGCGTTGATACACCGTCAAACCTAGCAAATATTGACCGATACATCGCTAATCTTGTAGCGCAACAAAAAGACTTGCAAAACGCTGTATTAATAAGAGCCGCAAAACTCCGCTTAGAGCAAGAGTTAGCAATTTTAGAAGTTAAGCGCCAAGCAGAATTAGACGATGAAGAAGCACTATTAGCGTTAATTTTATAAAGGGTAGTAAAAACTGATGACTCCTTATCAGCAATACAAAAAAGGCATAAATTTACTTCACTTAGGACATTTTCAAGCAGGTTTTAGACTGTATGAGTATAGGTGGCATCCTAAAGTTATAGAAGCTACTGGCGAAAACTTTGAAAAATGGTCAAATGCCCCCAAATGGGATGGTGAAAGACTTTTTGGCAAGCACATTGTTGTGCAAATGGAGCAAGGGTTTGGCGATGTTATTCAATTTGCCAGATTTTTGCCAATGCTTAAAGCATGGGGTGCTAAAACCCTGTCTGTACTATGCCATGAGTCCATGATGCAACTATTAGGGACAATGGATTGCATAGATTACATTTCCTGCTCAAAGACTGATGGCCCACCAACGCAAGCAGATTACTGGATTGGCTCTATGTCACTTCCTCATTTTGCTACCTATGCGCCCCCATTTGTAAAACAGTCATTTCCTATTACTGCCAAGCATATTGTTGGCTCAGAAGGCTATTTTGAAGCTATTGCAAGCAATATAGAGCGCAAAGTAGGTATTAATTGGCATGCTTCTACAGGCCCATTGCACTATGTTAAGTCTTTGCCTATAGACGAATTGCGAGAAATGCTTGGCGATAATATGTATTCGCTTCATGTCAAAGAAAGCGATGCGTTTGACACTCTTCCTAATGATGGTTGGCAAAGAAACTTCTACAAGACTGCTTGCCACATGAAAGCCATGAAAGCCGTCATTGCACCCGATACCGCTACTGCTCACCTTGCTGGTGCATTAGGGGTTAAATGTTTTATGTTGCTACCTGAAGATGATTATATTTGTTGGCGGTGGCGGCATGGTACTTGGTATGACTCTGTTGTACCGCTTCGTAAAAATGAATGGCATAAATTGCCTAGTCTTTTGGAGAAACTATGATTTGCCCTAATTGCGGTTACTCAGGAAGTAACCATGTTGCAAAAAAACAACAGTCTGATAAAGAGTTTTACCTTGAGTTTTGGGGGTTTACCCTAGGTACACCTGAAGCTGAAGAAGCCTGGAAACAAAAGCAAGAAATGGTAGCTAGAGAAGCCCCAGCAGTAATGTCTGACATACCAGGCCATATTTCTATGGCTGATGGCACATGGATAGACAGTCGGTCTAAGCACAGAGAAAACCTAAAACGCAACGGTTGTGTTGAATTAGGCAACGATGTGCCTTTGCAGCAAAAAGCGCCAGAAATGAGCAAAAAGTCACAAGAAGCAAGAAAGCGCCAGATTGCAGAATTGGCATACGCAAAACTTAACTACCGATAGGGAAATCATGGAAGAGCAATTAGACCGCAGAGATTTATTAGAAGCTGCATTAGACGCAGCAGAGGATGGCACACTTGAAACACCCATCGAAAAAGACATTGAAATGGCTGATGAGGACAACATTTCCAAGGAGTCCGCTAAAGAGGAAGTTAGCTCACATGACAACGAAGAAACTTCCCAAGATGCTGATTCTATTGAATTTGCGAATAAGGATGAGGCGCAGGAGGAAGAAGCCAAACCTGTAAGCAGACCTTCTACTTGGAAAAAAGAATATGTCCAAATTTGGGACAAAATGGAAGCTGGTGAGCAAATTAGCAAAGAAGACTTTACTAAGTTTGCTGAATACGCTAATCAGCGTGAGTCTGAATATAAGAAAGGCGTAAGCACTTATAAAGCTGAAGCTGACAGAGCTAAGTCTTATGAAAACGCTATTGCCCCTTTTGCAGACAATTTGCAACGCAGAGGTATACAGCCAACTCAATATATTGAAAACTTAGTCCGTGCAGAGCAGATTTTGTCTAACGCACCTTATGAGCAAAAAGTCCAAGTATTTCAGAAACTTGCGGCAGATTATGGTATACAATTAAATGGAAATGGACAAGCAACACAGCTTGACCCATATACGCAACAACTGATGAACCAGTTAAATATGGTTAATCAAGAAGTTTCAAGCATTAAAGGTCGATTTGCCGAAGAGGAAAATCAACGCTTAATGGGTGAAATTGAAAGAGTAAGAAGTGATGTGGAGAAATACCCTCACTTTGATGTGGTAAGGGAAGAAATGGCTCAATTACTTGAGCTAGGGAAAGCCCAAGACCTAGAAACAGCTTACAAGAAAGCTGTGCGTATGAATGATGATGTATGGGCATTAGAGCAAGATAGACTCTTGAAAGATGCCAAACAGTCAGCAATCAAAGCACAACAAGTACAGAAAGCGAAGGCTGCTGCGGTTAGTCCTAAGTCCACTACTCCTAGTGGAAAAGTGAGTAATCCAGAAGATAAAAAGGATAGACGGTCTTTAATTGCTGACCAATTAGGTGAAGCAATGAGCCGTCTGGTTTAACTAGCCAATTTTGGCACATTTTTTTAAGGATATATCATGGCATTCGCTAACTCAGCTATTACCGATATTATCGCCACAACTATTCAAAGTCGTAGCGGTGAATTGGCAGACAACTTAACACAAAACAACGCTATTCTTCAGCGCCTACAACAGAAGGGCAATGTACGCCCATTCTCAGGCGGTAATGTGATTTTGGAAGAAATCATGTATGACGATTCAGCAACCAACAACGCTAACTCTTATAGCGGATATGAAGTATTAAATATTGCTCCAGATAGCCCTATTTCTGCTGCTCAGTTCAAAATTGCTCAGTACGCTGACGCAGTTACTATGTCTGGCTTAGAAATGTTGCAAAACAGCTCCAAAGAGGCAATCATCGACTTGTTAGATGGTCGTATGCAAGTTTCTGAAGTTCGCTTGTTAAACCGCATTTCTGGTGACTTGTACGGTAACGGTACTGGTAACGGTGGTAAGAACCTTGACGGTCTAGGCGCTGCTGTTGCAGTTTCACCTACAACTGGCACTTACGGTGGTATTAACCGTGCAGTTTGGACTTTCTGGCAGAACCAAATCACTACTGGCGCTACTGCTAACACTATTTTGGCTAAAATGACTGAAGCTGCTATTAAACAGATTCGTGGCACAGACAAAGCTGACTTAATTGTTGCTGGTAACACAATGTACCAATACTATGTAGGCGCATTGCAGTCTATTCAGCGTATTGCTGCTGAAGAGTCTGGCGCTGCTGGTTTCGCTTCCCTCAAATTCTACGGTGGCGGTACTTCTGCCGATGTAGTATTGGGTGGTGGTTATGGCTCACAAGAGACAGCTACTTACATGTATATGCTTAACACCAACTACATTTTCTTACGCCCACACAAAGAGCGTAACTTTGTACCTATCGGTGGCGAGCGTCAGTCAATTAACCAAGACGCAATCGTGAAGTTATACGGTTGGGCTGGTAACTTGACTACATCTAACAGCTTCCTACAAGGCTTGTTGACAACCTAATAGTTGGGGGAAACCCCTTCTATTTTGTCTAATTAATTAATAAAGGAAATAATCATGTCATACTCAACACTTCCCATCGCTGGTATTAACCTAGATGTAACCCAAACTGCGGCAGATGTCGCACTTTACGGTGAGCCAGTAGATTTTGGCCCACTTGGTACACAAACTTTCGCTTCTGACGGTTTGCGTTATGTTTGGGCAGTAGCAGCAGCTACTATTGCTCCAAGCACTACTGTTTGCAACATCAACACAACAGCATTTACTGTTGCCGCTACTGGTGGAGCTTATATCTCCCCAGCAGTTTCAATGGTTTCTGGTGATTATGGTTGGTTCGGTAAGGCTTCAGTCTAAAAATTGAAGATGTAGTAAAAACGGGGACTCTCTCACAAGGGGAGTCCCTTTTTCTTTTTATAAACCCCAAACCACTTTGGAGAATTAAAAATGGCATTAGAAAGCGATATTCAAGGCGCAGATTCACGATTAGCAGTCCAATTCTATAAAAAAAGTATGAAGCAAGAAGACGCTTCAAACGAGGCAGGTAGGCCAATTTTTAAAGAATTCGATTTTGTACGCATTATGATTCCTGGCGATAATTTGACAGAAATTGACACTTACGCACAAGAGTCCCATAAACAGCGTTTTCCTCGCCAATGGGCGCATTACCAAAACCAAGTAGCAGGGCATGAAGATGTTGTTGGCACACCTTTAGACCAATGGCCTCAAGTTACCCGTAGTCAAGCTGAAGAATTGCGTGGGCTTAAATTCTACACAGTAGAGTCTATTGCTGACTGCTCTGACCAACAACTTCAGAGAATTGGCATGGTAGCTGGTATGTCGCCCCATAATTTCCGCTTAAAAGCCAAGGCTTTCTTGAATTTAGCTAACGATTCTGCTGAAGTAGCACAAAGAGAGTCTGAATTGCAAGCACTTCGTGAAGAAAATGCTAAAATTAAGGCTGAAACAGAGGCGAAGCTGGCTGCTATGCAAGAGCAAGTGTCAGCGCTACTTGCGACTGTTGCGAAACCAAAAACACGCAAACCGAAAGTAGTAGAGGCCTAATATGTCCCAAACGATGCTTCAAATGGTGCAACAGACCGCAGCCGAGTTAAACTTGGCTGTACCATCTTTTGTAGTCGGTAACACTTCTCAGGATGTGCAACAGATTTTAGCCCTGATGAATGGTTCAGGCTATGACTTGCTGAAAGAATATGATTGGCAAGCACTCCAGGTGCAGTATCGTTTCTACACACAATCTTTAACCGCCAATGCCACAACTGTTAATGGGTCTGCTTCCATTACTTTTGAGGCAGGCACAGATTTAAGCAATGTTACAAGCCAATGGCAGTTATCAGGCTATAACATTCCGCAAGACACTTATGTTGTAAGTGCAAATAACACTACAAAAGTAGTAGTAATGAGCCAGTACGCTACAGGCTCTGGCTTAGAGTCAGTAGTTTGTGCTCAAACTGCTTATGACTTACCTGCTGACTTTGAAACTATTACCAATAGGACTCAATGGGACAAGTCCAAACATTGGGAAATGTTGGGTGCTGAAGACGCACAGCAATGGCAATGGCTAAAGTCTGGTTATATTTCTACAGGCCCTAGAGTACGCTGGAGAATACTAGACAACCAATTCCAAATATGGCCTATTATGAATACCCAAGAGTATTTAGGCTGGGAATACAGGTCAAAAGGTTGGGTAAGAGGCGCAGATGGCGCAATTAAGAATAGCTTTACTGCTGACTCAGACACTACTGTTTTAGATGACAGAATTATTGTTTTAAGCACAAAAATGAAGTATTGGGGCATTAAAGGCTTTGACACTACAGTCGTTTCTCAAGATTATCAGCGTTATTTGACTATTGCTAAAGCTAACGACAAGGGTGCGCCTAATTTGTCATTTGCACCACAAGCAAGCAGAGTGCTTATTGGTTACGCTAACATCCCTGACACAGGCTATGGCTCATAATGCTATTACAAAGAGCCAAACAAAACACAGCTAAAACGGCTTCTGTGCCAGCACCTATTGGTGGTTGGAACGCTAGAGACTCGCTTGCAAACATGAGTCCTACTGACGCAGTACAGTTAGTTAACTGGTATCCCACGCCTACTGATGTGACTATGCGTAAGGGTTACACAGTTTCGTCTATATTAACTACTTCTTCTGGCGTACAAACAATTAGCAGTATTACTTTTGTAGGCACAACAGCTACTTTAACAACAGCTACAGCACATGGCTTAACAACAGGTGCTTATGTGTCAATTAGTGGCACAACACCTGCTGCATATAGCGGTGTATTTAAAATTACAGTAACTAGCACTACAACATTTACTTATGTAACAGTAACTATTCCAAGTGGTAATGCCACAGTAGTAGGTACATACTTAAATCAAGCTACAACCCCTATTAACACTTTGATGAATTACACCGAAGTGGGTACATATAAGTTATTTGGGGCAGCAGGTACAAACATTTGGGAAACTAAAGCTAACCCTGCTACTGTTGCGTTTACTGGTATTTCTAGCGATAAATTTCAGTCAGTTAACCTTACTAATACCGCAGGTAAGTTTTTAGTAGCTTGTAATGGTGTTGACCCTGTAACCATTTATGACGGCACACGCTGGTTTTATGTAGCTACAACTACAACTGCTCAAACAATTAGCACTATTACTAGAGGTGGTGCAAGTAACTTAACAGCTACTCTTACAACGGCTGCTCCGCATGGTTTAGTTACTAATAATCGTGTCACAATTTCTGGTGCTACAGAGTCTAATTACAATGGTACTTATGTCATTACAGTAACTGGAGCAAGTAGCTTTACTTACACAATGGCTACTGCCCCAGCCGCCAATGCTACAGTAGTAGGAATTTACACAACAATAGGCATTACTGGCGTAAACAGTAACAAATTTGTTAATGTCAATTTGTTTAAAAACCGCTTATATTTCACAGAAGAAGACAGTTTAACTTGTTGGTATTTAGACCCTGACGCTATTGGTGGTGTTGCTTCACCCCTTTATTTTGGCGGAATAGCTCGTAATTCAGGCTATTTGCAAGCAATGGGTACTTGGACGCTAGACGCAGGTCAAGGTGCTGATGACTACGCAGTATTTGTCACCTCTATGGGCGAAGCTATTGTTTATAACGGTACTGACCCTGACAATGCTGACACATGGGCATTAAAAGGTGTATGGCAATTAGGTCAAACCTTTAGCCGTAGATGCTTCTTTAAATTTGCTGGCGATTTATTGCTACTAACGCAAGACGGGTTAGTACCTTTAGCTTCTGCACTTCAGTCTAGCCGATTAGACCCTAGAGTTAACCTTACAGATAAGATTTACTTTGCAGTTTCACAAGCTGCAACTCTTTATTTTGCACAATTTGGCTGGCAAATTAACTATTTTGCTTCTGAAAATATGCTGATATTAAATATTCCTATTCCTAATGGCATAGAGCAATATGTAATGCACACAATTACTAAGTCATGGGCTAGATTTACAGGTATTCAAGGTTATTGCTGGGAAGTGTCAGGCGATGCCGATATGCACTTTGGTAGCAATGGTTTTGTAGGTATTTTTTACGATAATTTGTCTGATGACGAAGCCAATATTACTGCAACTGCACAACAAGCATATAGCTATTTTGATTCACCAGGGCAGTTAAAGCGATTTACTATGGTAAGACCAATACTACAGTCAACAGGTGGCGTACCAAGCGTTTTATGCGGTATTAGCGTAGATTTTGACACTCAATCTCAATTAGGCGCAGTTTCATTTAACCCTAGTATTCAGTCTGATGGTATTTGGGACACAGCCAAATGGGATGGAAATGTATGGTCTGGTGGCTTAATTACTACAAAGATTTGGCAAGGTGTTACAGGAATAGGCTATACAGGCTCTGTAAACTTAAATGCTGCAAGTCGTAATATTGAGTTGCATTGGGCTTCTACCGATTATGTAATGGAGGCTGGAGGTGTTGTTTGATATTGCTTAATCAGCAAAGTATTAAAGATTGGGCTATTAAACATAAAATGCCTACTCCAAATGACGCACATTATTTGGGACAAGCATTAAATGGACAGATTAAAGCAGTAGTAGTTTATTGTGGTTTTTACGGCAAATCTTGCATGATTCATGTAGGGTCAGAAGGGCAGCATTGGGCAACTAAAGACTTTGTTAAAAAAGTGTTTGATTACCCGTTTAACACCTTGAAATTAAAGGTTATAATTGGCACAGTCGCAGGGAGTAATAAAAAAGCCCTAAGACTAAACCGACACCTTGGTTTCAAAGATGTTGCCACTATTCCTGACGCACATGAAGATGGAGATTTGGTCATTTTAGAAATGCGCCCAGAATATTGTAAATGGGCATAAGGAGAAGGTAATGGGAGCAGGTTCATCATTTGCAACTGGAGCAGCTACAGGTACTGGGCAAGCAAACCCTTATGCTGGCTCATCTGACCAGTATATACAAGCTGCTAACGCTACTACTTTAGGTAATTTAGCTGGTGCACAACAAGCTACTGCTGCTAACCGTATTAACCAAAATACCCCTTATGCAAACTTAAGTTACACAAGAGGCGTAGATGCCAATGGTAACCCTACATGGACTGCTAACCAGTCTTTAGCACAGCCATTACAACAATCTTTGGGCAATATTCAAGGTCAATTAGCACAAAGTACTGCTAGTCCTTTTGATGTTAGCCAATACCAAGGTCAAACAAGCCAAGGCTTTACAGGCATGGAAGGTTGGGACAAAGCTACAGGTCTTATTAACCAACGCCTTCAGCCACAAATTGAGCAAAGCCAAGAGCGTTTACAAGCCCAATTAGCTAACCAAGGTATTGCACCTGGCACAGAGGCTTATAACAGAGCTATGATGCAACAAAGCCAAAAGACAAATGACTTGTTAACACAAGCACAATTAGCTGGCTCACAAGTACAAAACCAAATGCAAGGTCAAAGCCTACAGCAGCAACAAGCTAATAACGCTGCATTGCAACAAAACTATTTACAAGCATTGGCACAAAAGAATTTGCCATTAAATCAACTTGGCGCTTTTCAACAAGCAACTCAGCCAGGTTATGTAAACCCATATAGTCAAGCTGCTGTTGCTGGCCCTGACTATTTAGGTGCTACTGCTACTTCTAATGCTGCTGCTATTGCACAACAAAACGCTAATCTTGCTAGACAAAATGCTACTACACAGGGTCTATATGGACTAGGTGGTGCTGCACTACTAGGTAGCGGTGGTCTAGGCAAACTAGGTACAAGTGGTGTTGGTGGCTCAGGATTATTAGGCCTTGGAAACTCTATTTACCAAGGTTTGTTTGGCGATAACGGTATGAGTTTGCTTAACAATGCAACTAGCGCCCAAGATTACATGAATACTATTGGTGCTTATGGTAGTGGATTAGGTGACCAAGCTATGTCTAGTAGTGAGTATTTGCAAAACCTTTATGGTGACCTTGGAATATTCTAATAATTATGGCTATTAAACAAACCGTTGCTTATGAGCCCTATACTGGATATACCGCCTATGAGGGTGGTGATTACCCTGGAGCAGGTTACACATTTAATGAAGAAATGGGTACATTTGTTAAGCCTACGCCTAACCCTAACACCCCATCTCAATTTTCTTTAGAAGATATTAAGAATAGGTCTGGCTATGCTTTTGACCCAAACCAAGACAAACTTGTTACAGATAGTGCGGATGCTTCATTAGACCCAAGTACTTACTACAATCAATTAGCAAAAGATTTATCTGAAGCTAGTTATGGACAAACATCAATACATGGTAATGCTTCTCAATATCTTGATTTAATTGAAGGTCTTAAAGAAATAGACCCAAAAGCATATTACACAGCTAAAATTGATACGCTAAGTAGAGATGTTGGACACCAATATCAATCTAATCAAGGTGCTCGTGGTGATGTTGTTAAACAACAATTACAAGACCTGATACCTGAAGCACAAAAAGCTGGTTTAACACCTCAAGAAATTAACTCTCTTTATGGAAGTGGATATTCTGCTGGAGCACAAGGCTTTTCACAAATCCTTTCTAATATGCAAGAGCAAGGTGGTAATTTAAAACCTTTAGTAGAAGGTCTTAAATTTGTTGGGCCAGGCGCATTGGGTATGTATGGTATTGACCAGGCTTTAATTGCTGGTTTAGGAGCTGCTTATGGTGCTGGCACAGGAATGGCTACTTATGGTATTGGTAGTGGCCTTGGAACTGCTGCGGAATTAAGTGGTGCATTAGCTTCAGGTGCTGGGGCTGCTGGTGGTTTAGGTGGTGCTGGTGCTTTATCTACTGCTGAATTGCTTGGCTCTACAGGTTTTACACCTACTGCTGGAAACGCATTTGTTATTGACCCTACTGCTACTTACACAATTGCAGGGTTAGGCGCAGAGGGATTGCCAGCTGGGTCAGCCTATGAAAACTTTATTCAAGAGTTGGCAAATACGCCAATGGATTCGCCAATATTTAATCCAGCTGCTGAAGCCGCTAATAGCACATCTTTAAAAGACATTTTATCTAATGTAAACAGAGTTAGAAGTGGTGCAAACACACTTGCAAACTTAGTTAGAAGCCCATCGGGTGCAACTGGTGGCACAACTGGTGGTTTAACTGGTGGCACAACTGGTGGTACAGGGGTTAACACACAACAGTTAGCTTCATTACTATCATTACCTACGCAAGTTGCCCCAGGCGGTATATATAGAATGAACCAAAACCCATTTACATTTGGCACACAAGGTCAAACTCCAGTTTCACAAGGTACATATGATGTTTCGGGTACAAACCCAATGGCAAACGCATTAAGGAAAGCATAATGGCACTCACCGCAGAAGAACAAGCATTAGACTTTAATCCTGAATTACAGGATGTAGGCCGCCAACGCAAATTAGCTGAATTGTTAATGGCTCAAGGTATGCAACAGCCACAAGGTCAAATGATTAGTGGTCGTTATGTTGCGCCTAGCTTTACTCAGCAATTAAACCCTCTTGCTAACATACTTGCAGGGCAAGCTATTGGTGAAAGAGCAGACATTAAACAACAAGATTTAGCTACTGCGTTGCGTGGCAGACAACAAAAAGTTATGCAAGCATACGCACAAGCAAAAACACCTCAAGAAAGGTTTGCTATTGGCACAAGTGAATATGCTCCTAAAGCGTTGCAAGCTGCATCTTATAAAATGTTAGAACCGCAAAAAGTTGGCGAAGGTGAAACTATTAGCCAAATGAATATGGGTACTGGAGCTTATGAGCCAATGCTACAAGGTGGCATAAAAGTAGACCCAGAAACTCGTAGAGCAATGCAATTTTTAAGAATTACTAAACCAATAGACCAACTTACTGACCAAGAATTACAAGCAGTAGAAAGAAAAGCTATTGAATTTAAAAAGGCTGGAGCTTCTAATGTAAGTCTTAATATTCCTACTGAAGGCGAAAGAAAAGCTGGGTTTATGGCTAACATTTTGGATAAGAATATTTTGCAAATGCAAAAAGCTTTAGATATTGACCCAACCGCAGTTAAACCAAATGTACCCGCAAGCGTTGTTTCTGCAATAGCAGGGCCAAATTTATTGTCTCGCTCTATTACCCCTGCTCAACGCCAAATTATTGAAGATTCTCAGTTGGATGTTTTAGATGCTGCTTTGACATTGCGTACTGGTGCAGCATACACCAAGGAACAATTAGTAGGTATGCGTGATACTTATTTCCCTAGATTAGGTGACTCAACTTCTGCGGTTAATGCCAAGAAACAACGCTTAGAAACATTACTTGATGGTGCTTATATTGCTTCAGGCAGGGCTACTCCACCAAGAGTTTCTGAACCTTATTCACCAACGCCTACAAAACCAAGTGCAAATACTTCTAATATGAAATTGCCACCTGGCGTTACGCCACAACTTTGGAATGTAATGACACCTGAAGAAAAGGCTGCTTTCAAATGACTCCAGAACAAGCTATAGCTTTAGCAAGCGCTAGATTAAGACTTTCACAACAAGGTAAAATTCCAGCCTCGTCAGGACAATTTGGCGAAACAGGTGGTGGCGCAGCATTAGGCAGACCTATTAATCGTGGCCAATTAAATGTCCAAGCACAACCTCGCCCTTTAGAGTCAGCTATGGCAGGTCTTACCAAGTCTATGATAGATATTCCTGTAGGAGCTGCACAATTAGCTACAGGTGGCAATTTAGGCACTAGCGAATTAGCCCAAAGATTAAGTCAACAGGCAGAGCCATACCAACAAGAAAACCCTATTTCTTATGGTGCAGGTCGTGTTGCTGGTGTTGTAGCCCCTGCTATGGGTGCTTCTAATATTATTGGGCAAATTCCTTCTTTTGCCAAAGCCCCTATGCTTGCTCAAAACATAGGTATGGGTACAGCTTTAGGTGCTATGACTCCTGAAGAAACAGGTAAAACAGGCACAGATTTATACACAGAACAAGCTAAACAAGCTGGTATTGGCGGTGCTTTAGGTGCTGCTTTAACCCCATTGCAAAGATTAGCAGGTGTATTGCGTGGCCCAGAGCAAACCCCTCAAATGGCTGGAGCAGTACAAAAAGCTAGAGAGGCTGGGTTTGTCATTCCGCCTACACAAGCTAGAGGTTCAATTATTAATCGTGCCTTAGAAGGTACTGCTGGCAAAATTTCTACTGCTCAAAACGCTAGCGCTAGAAACCAAGAAGTAACTAATAAGTTAGTTGCAAAGTCTTTAGGGCTACCTGAAAATGAAATGCTTACACCTGAAGGTTTAAACAATATTCGTACTATAGCTGGCAAAGCATACGAAAACATTGAAAACATTGGCACAATTAAGCCTAGCAAAGAATACATGGAAGGTTTAAACCAGATAGCTAGTAAGCCATTAAAGGCTCAAGCTGGCTTTCCTAATGCTAAACCTAGTCCTATTATTGATTTAGCTGATTCATTGAAATCTGATGCTTTTGATGGTTCTGCTGCTATTGCTAAAATTATTGATTTAAGAGACGCCGCTAATACTGCTTATGCTTCTAACCAAAAACTATTAGGCAATGCCAATAAAAAGGCTGCAAACTTATTAGAAGATGAAATTGAGCGCCATTTAAAAACTACAGGTCAATCACAATTACTTGATGAATTTAGAAATGGTCGTCAATTAATTGCCAAAACATACACAGTAGAAAAGGCTTTAAACCCTGTTTCAGGCAATGTGGACGCTAAAGCCTTAGCTAGAGAATTGAAAAAAGGCAAACCATTAACTGAAGAATTAAGAACGGCTGCTGAGTTTGCTACCCAATTCCCTAAAGCTAGCCAAACTATAGAGTCAATGGGAAGTTTGCCTCAAACTAGTCCATTAGATATAGCTACGGCTGGTATTGCTTCTGCTTTTACTAGCCCTGCTGCATTGGCAAGTTTAGGGGTAAGGCCAGGCGCTAGGGCAGCAGCATTGTCAAGCCCTATACAAAATCGCCTAGTACAAGGTCAAATAACACCTGAGCAGTCTGCATTAGCTAGAATGTTAATGTTGCAAGGTGGAATTCCAGCAACAAATAAGCTAATTCAAGGAGCAGAAAATGAGTAGAAACGGAAGCGGTACATACAGCCTCCCAGCAGGTAACCCAGTAGTAACAGGGACTACTATTACAAGTAGTTGGGCTAATTCAACTATGCAAAACATTGCTGATGCCCTTACTCAGTCAGTAGCCTCAGATGGTCAAACTCCTATGTCAGGCGCATTGAATATGGCAACAAACAACATTAATAATGTTGGTACACTAACAGCCTTAACAGGCATTTTTGGCGGGACATACTAATCATGGCAGCTACTGGATTTACACCCATTTCGACTTACTATACGACTACTGCAAGCGCAGTACCTACGGCTGGCAATCTTGTTAATGGCGAATTAGCCCTTAACATTAATACAGCCGATGGGAAGCTTTTCTACAAAGATTCTGCTGGAGTAGTACAAGTCTTAGCTACTAGAGCTAGTGCTTCAGGCTCTTTTACTAACTTATCCTACACAGGCACTCTTACAGGCGGAACAGGAGTAGTTAATTTAGGCTCTGGACAGTTCTATAAAGATGCTAGTGGGAATATTGGAGTGGGTACTGCTAGTCCTGCTACAAAGTTACAGGTTCAAGACGGTGCTATTACTGCAGGTGCTGGCGGGTTTGTTCTTTATGGAAAGAATAGCTCAAGTTTCCCTTCGTCTGGTAGCGGTTATTTTGCTTTAGCCACAAATAATGTGGATGGAACAAGCGGTGGAATGTCAGTTTTGTGTAGTAGTGCTGGAACTTTAACAGAGCGTATGCGTATTAGTAGCGCAGGAAATGTAGGAGTTGGCACAAGCAACCCTTTAACTAAATTTGTTATTTCTGATGGAAGTAATAGAAATATTGAATTTGGCTATACATCAGGAGCTGCTGCAAATTATTTTGAAAGCATAGATAGAACAGGTGCTGGTTCAGCTTTAGATTTTCTTTATTCTGCTGCTGCACATAGGTTTTATACTGGCGGTGCAGAGCGTATGCGTATTGACTCTAGTGGTCGATTATTGGTGGGTTTATCTTCTTCTATTGGTTCTGTTGTTGCAAAACTTCAAGTAAGTAATGGAGGTACTGGTATAGCTATTGGTTCTTGGGATGGTCCTGCAATAGGAAATTATGTTTCAGGCGATTCTTCAGGAACGCTTCAATTTACTTTTGGTCGTGATAATGTAACTACTGGCGATTTTGTGTTTGCTTACAATGGAGCATTGAGAGCAAGTATTTCTGCTGCTACTGGTGTGTATACACCACTTTCTGATATTAGAGTAAAGAAAAATATTGAACCCTTGCAATACGGACTTAATGAAATTCTTAAACTAAAACCTGTTATTTATAACATGGTTGCAGAAAATGACGATGACAAAAAACACATTGGCTTAATTGCCCAAGAAGTTAAATCTGTAATAGATGAAGCGGTTTCAGATTTAAAGGATGAAAAAACACAAATGTATGGATTGGCAACTTCAGAATTAGTACCAGTATTAATTAAAGCAATTCAAGAACTTAAAGCTGAAATTGATTTATTAAAAGGAAAATAAAATGTTTACATGGAATGTAGTACAAATGGACAGACTTACTGATGGGGGTTTTGTCATAAATGTTCACTACACAGTTAACGCTGTAGATGGTGACTATACAGCCTCTACTTATGGAACTGTAGGCTATACAGAGACTAACAAGTCTTATATTCCTTACGCTAGTTTGACTAAAGAAGAAGTCATTGGTTGGGTACAAGAATCACTAGGTAAAGACACAATAGAAGCTAGTCTGACTGCACAAATTGAAGCATTGAAAAATCCTGTACAAGAAACAGGATTACCTTGGGTTACTGCGTAAAATCCTGCGCTTTCAGGATTAATTAAGGAGAATGACATGGCTGAGAAAAAAACAACGCCTGTGACAATCGATGATGTAGAGTATGTATTTGAAGACATGAAACCTGACCAACAAGCTATGGTTAATCACATTGCTGACTTAGACCGCAAAATTGGCTCTACTCAGTTTAACCTTGAGCAGTTATCAGTAGGCAAACAGGCTTTTATAGATATGTTAAAGAAGTCTTTAACGGAGGCAGTATGAATTTCACATTCACATGGATATTAGACAAATTTGGGTTTCAACCTAAAATTGAAACATTTGACTTTCCCGTAGAAAAGCCTAAAACAGTAGCTAAAAAGACTGTTAAAAAAGCCACTACCCGTAAAACACCTATTAAAAAGTGATTATGGAAATCGACCCTGTAAAATTTGGCGTTACTTGGCAAAAAGTAGAAGCTATGGAGCATGAAGTAGCTGAATTGCGTAAAGATGTTAAAGCACTACTTGAGTTAGCTAATAAGGGTCGTGGTGGCTTTTGGGCTGGCATGGCAATCGTGTCAGCCTTTTCTACTTTTGTAGGTTTTGTAGCACATTACATATCAGACAAATAATGTTTCCATTAGACACAATCCTAAACATTGGCTCAAAAATACTAGACAAAGTATTTCCTGACCCTGCACAAGCAGAGCAAGCAAAACTTAAGCTATTAGAAATGCAACAGAATGGTGAATTAGCTCAAATTGCAGCAGACACCGCAGAGCAACAACAGCTTACAGAGCGTTTAAAAGCTGACATGCTATCTGACTCTTGGTTGTCTAAAAACATTCGCCCTATGACCCTTATATTCATTCTAATGGGGTATTTTACATTTGCCATGATGTCTGCTTTTGACTTAGACACTAATAAAGCCTATGTTGAATTGCTTGGGCAATGGGGTATGTTAATTATGTCGTTTTACTTTGGCGGTAGAACCCTAGAAAAAATTATGGACATGAAGACTAAAAATGGAAAAGAATAACTTAGCCTCATGGGTAACTATGGCTGTTACTGTAACGCTTTGCGTAGTAGTAGTAGGCATGGTTGGCGCAATGTTAGTAGGCCTTTTTGACAGAGAAATTAGCAACGACAAAATATTTGAAGCTATTACACCTGCATTTCAAACTATTATTGGTGGGTTTATTGGGCTAATTACAGGAATTAAGCTAGGTCAAAGTGATGAGTAATTTTGAAGAATGTTTAGACTTAGTATTAAAGTCTGAAGGTGGTTGGGTAAATCATCCTAGCGACCCTGGTGGTGAAACGAATTTAGGGGTTACCAAGCGTGTTTGGGAAGAGTATGTAGGTCATCCCGTTGAAAGCCTTAAAAAGCTAACCAAAGAAGATGTAGCCCCGTTGTACGAATTAAAATACTGGAGGCCTTGTTATTGTGAAGTATTACCTAGAGGACTCGACTTTTTATGCTTCAGTTTCGGAGTTAACGCAGGATGCGGACGCTCAGTTAAGGTTCTTCAAACCTCTCTTGGACTTGTTCCTGACGGAATCATTGGGCCAAGAGTCAGAGAAAAAATTAGTAATTCTAATATTGCAGATGTTATCAAGGGCTTCTCTGAGTCACGGAGAAAATATTATCGTTCACTAAAAACATTTCCAGTATTCGGAAAAGGTTGGCTCGCAAGGACTGACCGTGAAGAAAAAGAAGCATTAGAAATGCTTAACAATGCCTAGCAAACTCTCTATGGTATTTGTCCCTAGCTTCTTGTGCAACTAAACCTGCTAACTCAATATCTTCAAAATACCCAATATGCAACTGTTTGGGCTTTTTGCTATTGTATCAGAAACGACTAAACACCCATACCATTGCAAACAATGCTGCTAGTACCCATAGAATCGCCCATAAGTGGTCATTTTCGCTTTTATTAGGCCTTTCAATA